GTGCTAAGGCTAAAAAGGATTAAGGAAAAAATAAATTTATAATAAATAAATAATGCTATACTCATTGCCATTAGCATTACTTATTGCATCCCCTATTTTACCGTTTAGATCTATACGGGTCATAGCTATAACCACCTGCATCTACTTACTTATAAAATGGGTAACGGATTATCGCAAATGTACCGCATCCTATTTAGAGTGTAAATTCCGCGGAGTTAAAAAAGAACAAGGATATCTTTACACTTATTTAGACCCGATACTGGAGTTGCGCAAATATTACTGGGCCTACATTGCCGTTATACTTATATTATTGGGGAACCTGGGGGGACCTGCGTTCCCCCTTACCCCCTAGCTAAATTTGAGTAACCTCATAGCATTTTAGCTAGGGGGTTAAGGGGGAACGCAGGTCCCCCGGGGTTAGGGGAGGGCACCTCCCCCCTACCAGTCAGCTTCCGCCGTAGCTCCCATACCCTCCATGTTCAAATCGTACTTTACCTTCCCGTTAGTCTTAACATACTTAAAGTAATCATCGTCCGCAGGTTTTGCCCCTATACCTCCAGTCGAATCTTTAATGTTCAGACGTTTGTTAAGATAAAAATCGTTGTCTCTCCAAAACTCGTCGTAACATATACGGAACTTGTCGTGTATGTCGGCTTTGTACCAGAACACCTGGTCATTGATTTGATCACTGCCGGAGGAGCAGTTAATCACCATGCACCGGTATTCCGTAGTACACTTTAAAAATACCTGCTCAAACATATCGTAGGTCGGAAAGATTCCGGCATAGTATTTGTATAATTTTATACGCTCCTCCCGCTTGGGCTCTCTGCAAATAAACACCCAATCCATATTCGCACGATAATCAGGACCCAAACCCAGCTGATACTGCATAGTTAAAATAAAGGTAATACCCGTATGACGACCATTAAAGAAAATCCATCTTAAGGAGGCATCTGTTTTCCAACCCTTATTGTCTGCCAGACAATCGTCCATAATCAAAATACCTCTCTCGTCGGCTGTCCTGTAGCGCTGATCGCCAATACCCATGAGTGCCTTGGTTTTACGGGTTTTCATCTCCTCTTGGCGTTTGCAAAATCTTTCTAACAACTCCGGCGTATACTTGGCATATATAAATCGACTAGGAATGTGCGGCGTATAGGTTTGGTTAAATACGTCCGTTGGCGATATACACATAGCGAAGGGTATGTCTTGATTATGCCACAAGTAATCTAGCAGTACCGTAGACTTACCACGTCCACGCGCGCCAATCATGATAATGATTTTGTTTGCACCAATCCACTGCATGTTTAGCTTTGACAGCTTTACCTGTTCAACAGTTCGTTGTTGAGGTTTTTTAGACATTATTACGTTACTTATACTAATAATTTTAGACATAGTTTTAAACAGGCAGACGTTAAAATTTTTAAAAATATTAGTATAAGTAACGTAATGTCTAACTGGTTTCAAGACGGTGCACCGGAGAGCTACAAAATTCAGATCCTGTATAATGAGGTTCCGGCGTTTGTTAAAACCCGTTTACTGGATACCCCCTTTCGGTTTTCTTCCTACGAAGATGCCCAAACGCTGGGTCAAGAGATGTTTAACGGGGTTCAGTATCGGATCGTAGGCTCTAGCGATAAGCCCCATTGGCAGTCCACGCCCATAGAAAAAGTCATGCCGGAAGGCTTAAAAAAGAAGGCATGGTATGATATTTACGGTGTTGCCCCCGTTAAACAGAAGCAGCAAAAGCAGCAGATAAAGCAAACACCACAGGCCCGTCAGGCTATGGAGGCCTTATCCAAGCTTAAACCACTTAACGGGCCCGGTGTATCTAAAATTGAAAAATAGCTATAAAAATATAAAATGAGCATTAAAGATCTAATCGAAAGCATCGTGAACAAGATCAACCAGGAACATGAACTGGAAAAGGAGCAACTGAAGTTACAATTAAACGATGCATTCCAGACGGAGTTGGACCGTTTAAAGAGTAAGATCCAGACAATGGCGCAAAACGAAGACAATTACAAGTTTCAAAAACGCACCATCGCCTCTTTAACCTCCGAAATTTCGGCCCTGACGGCGAACATCACGAATCTCGAAACACGCCTAAAGCAGGCTAATAACGAAATTCGGCAGCTGAAACAACCGAATTTTCGTCCGGCTCCGGTTAATGAGCAGGCGGCAGAGAACGAGCCTGCAGCTATTAAGGAGCAGGTGGAGGATAAAGCGTCTTCAGAGGAGAAGGAGCCTGTAGCAGTTAAGGAACCGGTCGCGCAGGAAGAAGAGGAAGATAAAATCACGCTTAGCCCCGAGACTCCGCAGCCGGAGCCCGATCTCGTGCCAGTTGTATTGCGTCTGGGTTCTTACTACTGGGACCCCGAGACAAACGAGTTGTATGACTATGTATCAGACGAGTTGATCGGTCAGTCTGTCGGTTTTATTAAAACCGTTAAGATCCGCAACTGTTCTTATTATCTAGACACTCGCGATGATACCTTTTACGAATCCTCGCCAGACAATATTGGGGCTTACGCCGGGCAAATTGTCAACCGTAAAGCAATCTTTACAAAATAATTTTAAAACAGTTAAATATAAATGAACCTTTACAAAAGTGCGCAAATAGGAGGCGTCAGTGACTTTATGGGGTCGTTCTACGCCCAGGGGGCCGTCGGTGGCCCCGGAGCTATTACCAGAGCCACCGTTAGTAATATTAACAATGCTCCCATGTTCCAATCGCTTAGTGATTCGGCTGTTATTCCCACTTTGCCTTCGACCGGCATCGTGCCATCAGAGGCTTACTTAGCCGCAAACTCCCAGCTCGGAGGTGGCAGCGACTTTATGCACTCGTTTTACTCAAGAGGCGTCTCGGGCGGCCCCGGTGCCATTACCCGCGCTACGTTAGATAACATCAACAATGCTCCCATGTTCAATCCCCTGCAGGAGACAGCCGTTATCCCCACTCTGCCTTCGACCGGCATTGTACCCTCCGAGGCCTATTTGGCTACGACGGCTGGGCCGTCTACCTCTACGGATAACATGACTGGTGGTAGGTTCCGCCGCGGCTTCTCGAGTGGCTATAGAAGTCGTTCTTACTACTCCTCCCAGCCGTCGGATGATAAGTTACGCGAGGCCTGCAACAGAGCCGGTTTATCATGCCGGGATCGTTTCGGGCGTTACCTGCCGCGTAGTCAGATTATTCAGCTGTTGAAGTCGAAGAACATTCGGGTTTAAGGTTAAAGAAAGATTTAAAGATTTAAAGATTTAAAGATTTAAATAAAGGAAAATTGAATATTTACAGTTAACTAAATGTCCTCAAGTAAGGATGGCCTACCGTGGATTGAAAAACATCGACCCAAGCATCTGGAAGAAATCATAGATCACAAGGAAAAAATCGCGTCTTTAAAAGGCTTGATTGATGCACAGCAACTGCCTCATCTGTTGTTTTCTGGTCCGCCAGGCACCGGAAAAACGTCCCTGATCTTAAGTTTGGCGCGTTATATGTACGGCACGAATTACCGAAAGTACATTCTGGAAATCAACGGCTCCAGCGAACGCGGCATTGACATGGTTCGCGTGACGATTATGAATTTTATCCAAAACAAGAGCGACAAGGTTAAAATCGTAATCCTCGACGAAGCCGACGCGTTAACCAATGAAGCCCAGGGCGCGCTTAAAAGCGTCATCGAAAAAGGTGTTACATATTGCCGATTTTGCCTGATCTGCAATGATGTTAATAAAATTATTCCCGCGCTACAGTCACGCTGCACTAAGTTTCCTTTCGCGTACCTTTCCAAGCTATCCATGAAAAACAAGCTACACGACATTATAAAACAAGAATCCATCCGCATTGATGAAAAAGCCGTTGACGTGCTTCTGGAACTAGAACGGGACTTTCGCCAACTGCTAAATATTCTTCAAGGCATGAATATTTATTTCTCCTCCTTAGGTCAAGAAATACAAATCAAGGACGTGTACACGTATCTCGGTAAGCCCACCGAAGCTTCCGTTACCAAGGTCATCAATACCTTGTTTAACGATACCTTCGACGAAGCTTCCGAACTTATCATGTCCATGCATCTATCAGGAAATATCAATATGTCTGACCTCGTCGTAGCATTGGGTGCAAAGGTTATCCGGCTTAAACTTAGTCCGGATAAGCTTTATTTTCTAGTTCAGATTTTAAGCGACGTGGAGAAAAAAGCACGGGCTGGCTGCAGCACCCAGATCCTCGCTTATCTACTCGCCTCGGCGTTTCTAAAGGTTAGAAACGATTTATAAGGGGGGTTAAAGGGGATAAGGGGATAAAGGGGTTAAAGGGGAACGAAGAATGCTAGAAGATTAGAAAGACTCCTCAATAAGATCCACTAGAAGCTTAAGTTCTGTGTCCGTGTACCGTTTTACATCGTCGAACGATATGTCCCCTTCGAATTGGTTTATATTCTCTAAAGAGACATATGAATTCATTATAATATTATACAAATTCATCTCTTTGGTGTAGTCAGCTACAGACGATGTAAATATTTTACGCTCATCTGCCGTTAGTCTTGAAAACTTTGTAAAGAAGCGCATCCGCATCTTTATGATATTCAAATATTTCACATGGCTCACGGTTAACACCTCCGGGTCGACATGTTGCGCAACATAGGCCATAGCGGTTGCCCGCTCACGATCCATAAAATCCTTATCGTTAAGCTTTAAACTCGTAATCGTCTCCGAACTTTGTTGAAGCTGCTGTATAACACGCTTATCTATGAATTCGTTCATGCCTTTACTTTAAATCTTATCCTTTTATCCTTAAATAAACTTAACTTTAAAGGTTAACGAGCACTTCAGCTGGATTTTCTCAAAAGAACACCGGTCTTCGGCCTTTAAGCCTTTACTAGAGCTCTCCAAAATTACCGTGTCTGGCGTCGGTGCATCGACTACCGGCAGAATTTCCACCGTAATACGATTCGATTCGCGATATGCAATGCTCACATTATCCCCCTCCGTTAAATAGTGATGCCCGCGGGTGTTTAACTTGTAATAATCGCCACTAGAACCCTGACTAAGGTTACGAATATCTAACTTACTGAGGGATATTACGGATTTATCGTATAGTAAAAAACTAACCGTAATATAATCCAACTCCACCGGCTTGCTAAAAACTTTACGGCAATTCTCCGGTTTGTAAAAAATAAACTCGTTCACCGTCTTTTCCGGAATAAGCTTGCCGAACACCTCTTCCCCGCTGCCCGACGATAACGCGTATTCACCAGGAATCTCCAGTATGGACATGTAAATATACGGTTCCTTGTCCAACACAGGAGATCTGTTTATAGTGCAATCCATGAGCTGAATCTCGCATACCTTACGATACTGCCGAGGCCAGCGCAACACATAACCATGGTCATTAATATTGCACATATTATTACGAAAATCCATCGGTAACGATACTGTTAAAGTTGAATTTGTTAAAGTTGATGATGAACCTGAACCTGAACCTGATCCTGAACCTGAACCCTGCGGCGACGGGGCTTTATCAACATATTTAATATTAAGCTCTTCATCCGAAGAATGATAATTATCACTCTCCGACTGAACCGGAGCAGGAGCCGGAGCCGGTTTTACCTTTTTACTCTTCTTTTTCGTCTTAACCGGAGGCGTCGGCGTATCTTGTTCTGGGACGGCAGGCGGCTGCTCCTGCTGAAACTGCTGTTGAGCAGCCGCACACAACTGGACATAGGCAATTGGATTAGACGTAGCAAACCGCTGCTGAGCATCCGGGCTCAAATTCAAGAACATTGCCAGCACACTGGGGTGCGGCTGCGTCTGAGGAACCGTCGTTGAAGGAGGAAACGAAGCAAGCGCCGGAGAAGTCGGCGGCGGATTAAAATTCAACTGGGTTTGAGGCTGCACAGGCGGTAGTTGGATTTGGTGCTGATGGGATTGCTGTTGATGTTGCTGCGGCTGACTATGCGATGTCATATCTAGTATGGATCGCTCATTCAGCTTTTGTTGATATAATGAATCAGAATTAGCACCCTCCTGACGGGAATTTATGGGTTGGAAAGGTAATTGTGGCGCGGATGGCTGCGAAGACATTTATATTTGTATGGTTTAAGCTTTAATTATGTTTTTTAACGGGAGACACTAATTGAGGACCTATTAACGTCTGAAGAAATTTCGCACTAAATCCCTCTGCCAGCACTTCGGCGCGCTCGTCCGAGGTCATTTTCCGTTGATCTTTGGTAAATACGAGTTCGTCGTTATTCATACTCACTGTCCACCCGGCCTTTAGAGCTGTTAATATCATTGTAACTTGTGCGGCATCCATGCTTTAAAGTTAAAACTAATAATTTTGTCAAACTTTAAACGGAATTTTATGTATATGCGATTAAATCCTATTTTAATACATAACGCATTTATACTTTAAATGGGCAAGGCCGGAGAAAAAACCACATTATCAAAATTACATAACGATCACATTAAAATGATTCTTAGCGAAGAATCTACAATACCAGAGATACAGCAGCACGTAGACGACTTAAAGGCACGGATCAGCGGAGGAATTTTAAACATAATTGAAACCAAAGATGCACAATTGCAAATCAAAGAACTCGAACAAAAAATCAAACACATTGAAAAACAAAAGATCGACTACCTCTTAACCAACGGAGACCTATTACACAAATTTAACGAGTGCGAGAAAAATGTTAAAATTGTACACACCTCCGATACCCTCAAATCATGCGCGGCCACCATTGCCACCGGCGCCAATGCCGTGTCCGGGACCGAAAAGAAATTCCAGTATTACCGCAGTTTCCGCACCCGCGTCGACCCCGATTATGTCCACCATAACGAAGACATCGTGAACGAAGAAAATTTCTGCTATACCTGTAATCAGTTTCGCGTAGCCCTGGGCGACGAAACCATGTTTGTTTGCCCAGTGTGCGGATCGGAGACCACGGTCTCGATTAGAGCCGAAAAGCCTTCCAGCACGGACCCTCCGGCGGAAAATAAGATGTACGAGTACAAACGCTTTACGCATTTTTGTGACTGGATATCTAACATCCAAGCCAAAGAAAGCACGATTGTCCCGCCGACCATTATTGAAATTGTTAAAAAAGAAGTCATACGCGAAAAGATGGACAAGCGGCTGGACCAGTTAAAGGCCGACGATATCAAGAGATACCTTAAAAAACACAAATTTAATAAGTGGTACGACAACATCCCTCAGATCTTGCATCGCATTACTAAAATTCCCCCGCCCCAAATGTCGCCGGACATGGAACACAATTTAAAACTGATGTTTATGGCGATACAGGAACCCTACGAGATGTTCAAAGATACCCGCCATAATTTTACCTCCTATTCGTATATTATCTATAAGTTCTGCGATCTGTTAGGCTATACGGAGTTCCTGTCGCAGTTAAAGCTTCATAAAGACGAAGCCAAAGTCTACGAACATGATCAGATCTGGAAGAAAATCTGCCAATACATGGGCGGAGAAGAGTGCGGATGGAAATTTATCAAAACCAACCCGTCTTCCGCGAAAAAAGACGTTTAAAGTTAAAGTTAAAGTTAAAGGTTAAAAGGTTTAAACCTTTTAGTTTTTTTATTTTAACCTTTTAAATGGAGTCTATCGGCAACACTACCATACAGACACTAGAAGCATCGAATTATAACAGTGTCATAGATGACGAAACCCATATTTTTAACGGCACACCACAGCTAACCGTAGGTTACAGCTATATTTCTACCATGATTAATGCAAGCGGAGCAGGGATTTTGAAAATCCATCATTCCATGGACGCCGAAACATGGGATATTACGGACGAACATCTGTACGGCGTTGCAAACCAAGGCATGTTTACGATAACTCCTGCAAAAACCAGCTATTTTTATGTTCAGTTTATTAATATTAATACCTCCGTAAATTCCATCCGATTACAAACATTCCTTCGCAATGATAACGGCAGTGGAAGTGGAAACGGAGGTAGCGGCTCCGTTGATTCCATAACGAGCATACCAGTAAAATTCATATTTGAACAGGACATAAGCATAGCCTCGCCTGAATTAGGTTGGTCGATTGATTCACGTCAGCGGTCCGGTTGGTATTTCAGTGGATCTACTGATTCAGCGTTAGCATGGTACACAGGACCCCCTATGACCTTAGCTAATATGTCTTCCTTATATATTGTGTTAACCTTAGACAGTGTAAGCCAGCTGCCAACCATACGTCAAATAACTACCTCCGGTAACGACGAAACGACATGGACATACTCGGTGCCGTTGGGTGCCACTTTGTATACCGGTCAGACTTATCAGTTCTATTACGGCAACTATAATGCATCGTTAAATCAAGGCACACCGGTTCTGCTAACAAGGACTAAAACCGGTGCAGGAACCGATGCGAATAATATAAAGTCTACCAATATCATTGCTACTGCTAGTAGTAGATTTTTACTAAAATCATCCAGTGTAACTAATCAATCCATAATGCAACGCTTCGAAGTTTCATACGAAACTGTACCCGTTTCACCAGTCACCATAGTAGAAGATACGTTTACTGTGAGGGATTTAGCGATAGATAATGGAAAAATTATAAATTCAACAGTCATTACTGCAGATATAAGAGGACGTGAAGGGTGGTGGTGGGCTGGCGGCCCACTCGATATAAAAATGTACGATGTAACGGCGGCGAATGAAAAACAAGTTACATTTAGTAAACTAAAGGGCTTATACTATATTTTTGTCCCGGAAACTATTGCTGGCACCGTTGAACTTAATAATGGTTTAATCGTAAATATGCCCGTCATTTATGTACATGGTTCAAACGGAAGCTCAATTACCTACGGGTATGACAGTAGCGCCAATGTGTTTAGAGTAGAACCAGTGATGTTTTATAAAGGCTCCATTCCAGACAACATACATAAAACCATACCACGTTTCGAAATAAACCAACTTGCATCTACGGGTGGACCTATCAACGATGCTCCCTACATAGACTATATTAATATACGAAAACCAGTCGTTGATTCACCGGGATCTTTTTTGCTCCAGTATAGCGGATATATTGACAGCGATTTAGGCAGGGTTAACGAAACCCGATATGTAAGCGGAAACAAACGGAAAATAGACACTAATCTGTCGGCTTTAACAGTAACGCCTAGCGGAGCGTTGGTGACCAGTATCAGGGATGCGTCAAACAATCCTATTACTAGTCAGGTGTCAGGACAAAGCCGAGGTCTCGACGTTAACGTAATTAACACTAGCACAACTTTAACTTTAAATTACAAAGAGGCCGTAGTTTACTCTGGTTCACTTGGCGGGGGCACCATGTCGGTGAATGTCACGTGGACGCGTGGAGATTATGGCAATAAGTCCGTTTTAAGCTATAAAGATATGTCAACCGCTGTTACGGATACAGTTAGTTTATTCTCTGCTTCAGGGACTGAGTTTTTATACATAGGATCGGCGTATCCCATAAATATTTCTGGTATGGGCCGCAATTATTGTTTTAATTTAAATCTTTTACCGTACGATAATATTAGGATCAGAAATGACAGCGCGCTAACTATAAGCGGCGTGTATGCGGTGCTCCGTTCGGCTTAAATTTCTTGAACTGTAATAGAAAATGCGGAACTGATAATTTTGTCTATGCCTTCTGAAATAACTCCTATCGGGAATCCTGCGGTGTCACTTGATTTCATTTGCAACGTAAATTTTAATAAATTTGGATCAGTTGTGTTTGTCGTATAAAAAGTTGATAAATTAATATTAGTCATGAACCAATCATTATGTTGGGTAGCCACCATAGATCTCAAAATCGCACCATCGCCTCGTACAAGTTGGCATGTCCAGTTTGTCTCGGTCGGTATGTCCCAATTAGACATTGAAGCAACGGCATCAATTCGATAAGTTTTATAGGAATTTAAGGTAATCCATCCGGTAAAAAAATCGTAAGATACATTATTAGTGGTTAAATTTGTTTTTATGTTGCCTGGTGATGATGTATCCCAATAGGTACTATTGTAAATTAATACACTTTTAAAATTTGCATCGAATTGGTATAATGACGGATTAGCTGGTCCATATATTTCAAGGCTTAAGTAGTCTTTAGTTGAATTTACCCATTGTGTCCCGTTGTATCTCAATGATTGGCCCGTTGAAGGCGTTGTTATTATAACGTCTGACAAATCGTTCAGCTTATTACTGAGCATTAACAGATTGCCTATAGAGTTCAACTGGGTTATAGCTCCAGTGTTAACATCCTTCCCGTAAAGTATAGGTTGTGATTCCATTGCTTTAAAATTTAAAATAAAAATAAATTTTAAACAGTGGGGGGGACCTGCGCTCCCCCTTAACCCCCTTGCTTTTAAGCTTTAAATCTCTCCAGTTAGGCAAGGGGGTTAAGGGGGAGCGCAGGTCCCCCGCACCTCCCCCCTAAAAGATATCCAACGTTGGTGACTCGTAGGTAGACGACGATCTCTTAAACCGACGCATGCTAAAATCAATCGCGCACTGCCCTCCAGGTGAGTTGCAATTCAACAAAGACTTGCAGATGTTCACCTGACAACCCGTGTTAATATCATACGTAATCGTATAACCCTGTTGCGTAAAATCCGCAATGATTAAACTCATCATCTGGTCCAAAGAGCATCTATCGATGCCGCGCATATCCTGCTCAGAAAAAGCTGTAAGGGAAATCACTGGTGTGTTAGGTGACAGATTTATAAGACGCTGTATACGATCTCTTAAATTTTGTTTAATATCAAAGTTGTTCGGCATGGGCGTTTGATATATCTTATGAAAATAAAAATCCTTAAGGAATCAATCTATTCTATGTTATATGGCGACACAGCAGGCTGCCAGCTTACACCCATTTGTAACGGATATGTATATTGTTGATCCCACGCGGTATCCTGAAATTACATATAAAAACATTACCACTGGTGAATGGTGCCCACCCGTGATTGTTAACGATTTTAATTTGTATACGATTGTTACCGAAGCGGCCGTAGAAGGAGGAGGCCAGGCCCGACTAGTGAAATTTCAGAGACAAGATTTTCACGAACAATACTTTACCGCAGAAAATGCCACATTGAAAGGTAGTTTATCACCCATAGTATTCACCGATGCGGACTCTGGTGCCGAGTATTTCAATCCAATTCTTATATACGATTCAACTTTAACTCGTCGCATACTATTCATGCTCGTTAATCTACCTACGTCAGACCAAATGGTTTTATCCGCTTATCAAGTTAACGACGGTTCAACGCTTAACGACGGTTCAACCGGAGGCCCCCACGACCTTATAAAATTATGGACTGGTAATAATACTGGTAACAAAACATGGTCGCCCAGGAAAACCGATATGAATCATTATGGCATATTTCTAGGAAAAGGAGCCGATGACGGTTTTTATATTTACTGGTATAAAATCGACGGCAGCTTACTGTCCATCCGCAAATTTAATCGATTAACGGGTGCGGAAGGGGATACTATACTTATCACACTAAATCAACCGTATACATACTGCAAGTTAACCATGTCAAACTTCGACACAGATACGTTCTACATTACCGTACGGACGGGTGATATTTTAAGTATGGCCTCTTGCCGATTTTCTACAAAAACCGTATCTATTTTCGTAGAAGTGGCCGTGCCTTTAAGCACTTCGTTGCCGGCCAACATTGAAATTTTACCTTTTAGCAAAGGAACTGGCACGGATGCACCATACATGTGTTCGGCAGTGTACGGCTACAATTATGACTCGAACAATATATTGCGTATAGCATATCTGCCGAATATTATAGACAAAACGGCTACTCCTTATCGTATTTCCGGTCTGGAAACGCCGTTTTATTATAATATAAATAAGTTTGATCTATTCTCAGAGGTAGCCAACGCCAGTCAGTCGGATATGACCTTATCGGTTATCACCAACCCCAATAACGCCGATTTTATGTATATCGCCTACGTCGCCACCACGAGTCAAATACGCATAGTTAAAATATACCGAAATGCCGTTGCGGACAAAATCTATGAAACCCACGTACCCATCGTTATGTGGGGTACACGACTCGGCGTGATCCCGGATTCGTTAAACGGCAAGATAGGAATTAATGTTGATAAGGAAGGTAATGCCTATGTATTTACATGGTCAACCCAAAAAGAGATTAAAATTTCACTACTAAAAGAATACATTATGGATTTAGGTCATACAGAAGCGTCTGTAGTAGCACCTGTTGACACCATTCCAAATATGTTAAAGACAATAACCAACGAGTACACCATCATGACACCTCAAATGGGCTTGTTATACTCTGCTTTTCCGAATGTTAACAACGTGACCATCGATACAATTGCACCGGGAGCAGGCGGTGAAACGGACAAACTTATTCTCACCTTGAAATACATAAATTATACGTATATACAGGCGTTTCCGACGGTCATTACGAGTCTACGCACTACAATTGAGAACGCTTTTAAGACTTTATACGAAGACTCCAGCATTTCCGTTTTAAATTTAGACCCATTGGGTGTAAATTTAGACGGCACCACCACGACGCTAAATGTATATTTACCGATCGGGACCTTAAAAAAACCGTGCGTGGTGAAAGGAACGGAGATTATAAGATTAAGAATGACCGACCAGAAACCCGAACGCGTGGCCGTGGAGCATATTAATGTCGGAGATAAAGTATTAAATCACGTAGGAGCCTATGTAACCGTAATCGATCATATGCGCTCGACGATTTATGCACAGGAACATAATGCCCCCTATCTGGTGCCCCGTGGATTTTTTGGCAGAAATCGCCCTTACCGGGACCTGTTAATCTCCGGAGATCACGGTATTCTTGTGAGCTTTATGTCGCAGAAAAATATGACGGTCGTGTACGCTGAAGATATTAACGTGTTAAAGCGGGTCCTACTCGGCAAAACCGTGGATTTCCATCACTTGCTCCTAGAAGACCACCAGTCTAACTTTTACTTAGCGAACGGATTGGAAGTGGACAGCTACCATCCCGGCGCCTTCATGCGGAAAAAGATGAAAAATTGAACCCGTGGGGACTAATACAGATAGGATTTGTTCCTGCGGAACCATGTCCGTTAAACTGCTTTACACCCCCGAGAAGCCTCAGTTCGAGCCCAATGGCCTTAACTTTAGACTTGCCATTCCTCCCGCGGAGTTTCTTCCTAACTTTAACCTTAACCTTAACCACGTCGTTGTCGGACGTCATCTGATTTTACACCAGAATAACATGATTGACGTATACGATCTGAAAACCGTCCGTAGCCCGCCTTTTAACGACGGAAAATGCCTTCCTAAGGAAGGTACGGCCCCGGTTTTCTCGGTCTTTCTATCTACGAACAATTACGAATTGGAAGGCATTCCGGTAGATGAATCGTTTGAGGCTGACCGAGTGCTAATTTGGTGCGAGGACAAGGTTCTGTGCAAGGAGATGATTATTACCATTACCCGTCGGGAAATTACCGTGAAAGTTGTTGCTCGGACCTTGTACTTGGAGTATACGCCCAAGGATCGGCAAAATGGCGAAACCGAAACACGGCAGGTGATTCGCGAGGCCTTCGATGCAGTAGGCCTCGAGCAGGTTAACCTGCCGAACATAGAATACGTTTCTCGTGATCGGTGTTACTGCTTTACCATTGATAGTTATGACCTGAGTCTGACCCACCAGCAATTTATCAAACTCTACTCCCTACTGGGGGATCTGCGCTCCCCTTCCCCTGAAATTTAATACTTAAAAAAGCAACAAGATGGAAAAAAAGCAACAAGATGGATAAGGGTTAGGGTACCGATTTAAGGATTAAAGCGTCCAGTTTTGCCAGATCCGTGGCTTTAACCGGTTTTAAGACATAACCATTCATACCCGCTGCATAGCAGCTTGCTTTGATATCGGACGTAATGCTCGATGCTACCGCGATTATTACCGGCGCGGTTTTAGACGAATGCGCGTCTCGATATTTCTTAACGGCGGTTATAGCGTCTAACACCTTTATAGTCAAACTTACAAATACCATGTCATACTCCTGACTCGTTAACTTCAAATACATCTCCAATCCATCAGACACCATATCAATGTCCTGATACCCGATCTTTCGCAGTAAGCTAACAATCAAGTCTTGGCTTGCCGTGTCGTCTTCCGCTATTAAAATACGATGTTTAACAGCCGGCGTATTTACAGTTTCTTTGATATTATTTATAATGGCCGTTAACACATCAGCAACGGCATCCTTGGAACTATTTATCAAGTAATATACATCGTCTTCCCTTATAACGGTTTTTTCCGTATTAATAATGTATAACTGAGCAGCGCTTAAAGAGTTTAATACCTCGGTTTTGTCATCTTTCGCGACTTTACCAAAGATGACTACGGTTAAAGTTAAAGTTAAATTTAAAGGACCGGGTTTCTTTGACGCTGGTTTTGCCGGCTTCAACGCAGAAGGTATTTTTTTCTTAAACTCCTTGAGGGAAGACACGTAAACCGCCTGTATCCCGTATGCCGACAGGGAATCTATTAATTCCTGATTACGAACTTCGCTGTAAAAAATACACTGGGTGTTATCAAAACCCTGCTTAATCTGCTCGTCCGTTAACTGTATTTTCTTTCCGACATTTAAAGTAAACTTTACCTCAGTCCCGACACCAGGTGCACTGTTAATATTCACCGTGCCGCCAAACATCTCCACTAAATATTTTACAATTTGTATACCTAATCCCACACCAGACGTAGTCGAGTAAGGTGTGCAACCAAAGATATTTTGCACTTGCTCCGACGTCATACCCACCCCTGTATCAGTAATGGTAAATTCCAGCTGGTGTTGAGGTTTAGATTTAGCTTTAACTTTAAGCGGCGGAAGCGGAACCTGAGATTTAATATCAGTTAAATTGCTGACATGTAAGGCAATCTTTCCTTTTTTCGTAAATTTACACGCATTGTCTAAAATATTAACCAGTATCTGCGTAAGACGCACTTCGTCCGCCACGACCGTATCCGGTAAGATACCGGAAGTAGTTAATGTTAACGTTACATCGTGCACATTCTCGATTTTTTGCTGCGTTATAAGCATAATAGTATCCAAGCATTGCTGTAAACTCATGGTCTTGTTGATCAGCTGTAAGTTACCCGATACCATCTTCGTATAATCCTGTATGTCATTCACCATGTCAAGCAGCTTTATACTATAAAATGTAACAGCGTCGATATACTGCTGTTGAACCGGCGTTAATTTAATATTCGTCGTTAGCTTACTGACGCCTAAAATACCTTCAATTGGCTCACGGAGAGCATGACTGACGTTTGACAAAAACGTGTTTTTATGATAACTAATATTAGCACGCTCAATAGCTAACTGTAGAATATACGCACACATCTCCGTGTAGTGCTTGTATAAGTCTGACTCGGCCATTTCTTTGGTAAAGTCCGTTGGTCCGGAGAGCCCTATGATGCCTATTACACAGTTGTCTACATTATGTAAAGGTAAACATATTATATTGTTATACTTGGAGTACCCTGGTAGCACTGACTGTGGGTTATTATTTATATATATTTCACCAAAGTTAACATTCTTATACATTTCGTGCTCTTTAACTTTAACATCAATGTAACCGTTAGTACTGTATTCCGGCGATGGAGTAGATGAAGGGAAGCTTATAGCATGGTGCCGATAGATAGTAGAAGTAGAAGTAGAAGTAGAAGAAGTAGAAGTAGTAGTAGAAGCAGCAGACGTCGTAGAAGAAGTATCGGCTTGCTTCCGTTCCCCTATAAATCCGTGGGTGTTATTAGTTTGCTGGAGAATATAGTCCAGCAAAATGGTTAAAATACTGTTCATGGATCTATTTGACACTAACAAATGAATACATTTACGGACAAGATCACTCATAACTCCTTAATATACCCATTCAAAAATGATATTATATAGGTAATAAAATGTCCAGTAAAGCCAAACCCCTCATTAAAACAAAATCAGGGTCAGGGTCTGCTAAACAAAAATCCGTGGCCACCGTAGCTCCGCCTATGCCGACGCCCACTGAGTATGAATGGAAGACCCAAATCATCGACGTAGGTGTATTTAATCAAATGATTCATCTGTCGGACATTCATATTAGACCGTTGCAACGACACGAGGAGTATTATCAAGTGTTCCAAAAACTAAAGGATATGATATCCAGGCAGGCCGCTAAAGAACCGTCGGTCATTGTCGTCACCGGCGATCTGTTTGATCATAAAACCTCCTTCCGGCCGGAGACCTTTAAGGTATGTCGGGACTTTTTAAAGACGCTGACGAGCGTGGCCCCCGTTATCCTGATAGCCGGTAATCATGACATGCTCGAGCAGAATACCAACCGTCTGGATTCGTTAACGCCCGTCATCGATGACATTCCAGGGGTACACTATTGTAAATGGTCCGGCACATACCAGTCTGCCCAGACTGACGACGTATTTGTCGTATCCAGTCTCTATGACAAGGAATTTATTCGTCATGACTCATTAAAAGGCGCCGGAGCCAGATCTAGAACCATCTGTTTATACCATGGAGATATTACACATACTACAAACGAAGGCGAAAGCCGAAACCGCTCAAAAGAAGATTTTAATGGTTTCGATGCCGTTCTCCTAGGTGACATACATCAGCATCAAGTATTCAAAAACGACCGGGGATGCTCTATTGCCTATGCCGGTAGCTTAATCCAACAAAATCACGGAGAACCGCTTGATGGTCACGGGTTCCTAGTCTGGAACCGCACCCCAGATGGCCTGTCATGGGACCATCCACGACACCATAGTGTACCAAATGATCATGGATTCGTGGACATTCAATGCTATAACGGCGAATGGATAAAAGACGAGATTAATCTTCCTAAACACTGTTATGCTCGGCTACTGATTCAGGATTGCTCACAGACACAACTTGATCTTATTACGGCCGAGCTTAAACGTGCCATTCATGAAGACGGGTCCCTCGTCATAACTAAAAAACACGCAATCGGCGTCAATCGTTCAGAGGAAACCGATATAGAACCAAATCCCGACCAAACCCGTAAAGCGGACGAGATCCTAATGATGCTGGATCAGGCCAAGGAACAAGGTATGGATGGCGAACAACTAATTAGTTTGCATCGCGAGTATCAAGATAAAGCAGACGTTGACTTGGCTGTGTGTATGAGCACGGCGGTATGGAGACCAGTGTGGGTGGAATTTAAGAATCTGTTTGGCTATGGAGGTGGGGCGGTTAACAATATCCGATTTAAAAGAGGTTTAACCTCCATCAGTGCCGGCAATGCATGCGGCAAGAGTTCGGTCGTGAACGCATTACTGTTTGGTATATTTGGTCGGGCACCATTGAATCCCAGTAGCTCGGCTACCTATGACGTGGTTAATAACCGGGAAACCAGTGGATATATTAAGGTACTACTTAGTCACGGTGGCGTTTACTACCTGATTGAGCGTCATTCATGTAAACCGAAAACCAAGACCACTTCCGCCGCAGTAGACCTGCAACGCTTAACGAAGTTTGACTTTACGTGCGAGATCTGGGAGTCTAATCTAAATGGTGACAAGCTCGTCAACCGCTGCGATGTACGCCAGAACAATAACGATAAGTTCATCGTAGAGCTATTCGGAGACTTAACCGATTTCTCCCTGACTAATCTACTCAATAAAGAATCGTCCTTGGACCTACTATGCATGACACCCGGGGATCAGGTTAAAACCTTAAAATCCCTGTTTAAGATGGACATGTATGATAAGTACCGAGATCTGAATAAGAAAAAGATTCTCGAGCTGGAATCCATTATGTCCGTAACCCGCGGCAAGTTACAATCGTTTAAATCCCTAATCGATGATAGCATCTCTGAAGAAGACCTAGCGACCCTTAAACAATCCCTGGCATTGCGACAAGGAGACTTAGATGAAGACGAGGAGGAACTTAGTCGGATTCAGGAAGAGATGCAGGACTTGCAATCAGAACACCGGCTTCTGAAATCCAAATCCAATCAATCGTCCACGTACATGTTTAAGTCACGCTCGCTCCAAGAGCTTCAGGAGGAGCTAGACAGTTTAGGTTTGGTATCCGATCCAGAACTGGAACCCCTTAACGTGCTACAGATCAAGATGAAAAATTTAACCCGACGTATCGTGGACATGGACAACAGTTTAAAAGGCATTGACTGGAATCTAATGCAGTCTAAGGAAGACTTGACCCATCTCATCTATGAACTTAATCAGGAGCTACAAGACACGGACCCTCCGGAGCATTTAAAAAACATAGGACACGCTACCCTAAACAAACGACTCGGAGCGTTACAAGCCAAACTAGATGATATCGAGGCCGACTCAGACTCCGCCACGGCGGAGACCGAAGACTCTTTAAAAGCACAAATTATAAAGGCCAACGAATCACTAATCACCTGGGCTCTGCCATTGCGTAAAGGTCGTGATAGATTAGCGGATAAATTTCAGAAATTAAAACAGGTTAATCAAGTGGTACCCGAAGAGCGTCCGGAGGTTAATTCGTCCGATCTCAAGGTTAATCTCCAGAGCATTTTACAGCGTATGAGCAGCATTAAATATAAGGACAAGGATAAGGATAAGTATGAAGCCGATGAGTATGAAGCCGAGGAGGAGACCATAGAAATGCTCCAGGCTCAGCTTCAATCCGGCATATCAACCGAGTATACACCGGAGATGGAAAGAGATCTTAAAAAACTTCATAAGGAGCTATTGCTATTGAAGCAGGAGTTAAACACTTTAGCACCTGATGTGGATAAGATACTAGATAGCCTAGCTGATTGCATAATGGTTACGGAGGGTTGGATGAAGGAGGCCGGATTGGAATCAGTATCTGATCACCGACTGGTACCCGAGCCATTGGTAGACTGCATCTTTACGCATTTCGAGGGCAATTCCTCCGCCTGGCCATTAATGAGTCGCATTGCTACGATTGAACAACAGATACAGACATTGAAAGACATTAAAGCTAATGCGGAAGTTTACAATAGGCTCCAGAGGTTAAACCATATTGCTCTTAAACAACAGATAGACCTGTTGCAGTCAAATATCATCCAGGCGGAAATGTACGAGATGAATGAAGAATTGCAGGCACATGACCATAACGATCAGGTACTAGCAGAGATAGACGATTTAAAGATCAAACTAGCGCGGGCTGAGAAATTAGCGGGTCTGGATGCCATTGTTAAGCAGATAGATGATATTAATCTCACGATTAACTATTACGATATACAGGAAGATATACGAACGGCTACGCAAAACCTTAGCTACTTAAACATGAAAGAGGAGCTGTCGGATTTACGCAATGAGCAGGTTAGTTTATCGACGGATGTGGAACGTCAGACACGCTGGGAAACGTTCATTGAGCTGTCGGACTTGATCGAGGATTACCATTCCAGTCAGCAACTGGATACATTGCAGGCGAAGATCAATCAGTCTAAAAGAGATTACATGCAGGCTAAAGAGTCGGTCCAGGTCACGCAGCAGGCGATCAAAAAGATCGGGGACGAGATTGCTTTAATGGAGTTCAAATTAGGGCAACAGCAACAATATGCAAAAGATGTGCAAACGTTAACAGAGGATATGTTAGCGTATGAACAGGATCATAAGCTTTATTCGGATTACAATATTTTGATGGGCAGCAAGGGGATTGCTAGTAAGATGCTGTACGAGAAGATTAAGTCGATCGAGACCTACATCAATAGCATTCTAAAAACGTTCACAAGGTATTCCATAACGATCATGTTCGATGATAAAAAGCAGACAATGCTTATTGTGGCCGATGATATTGACACGGGTAAGTCATTGTCGACCACGAGGTTTTCAGGATACGAAAAGCTAATGCTGCAGCTGGCTTTTAAACGTGCATTGAATAAGTACAGCTATAATTCCAAAAGCTCACTGATTATCATCGATGAGGCATTGGATTGCATTGATATGGAAAACTTCCAGGCCAAGCTACCCGATGTTATGAATATGATCACGCAGGACTATTCCACCTGCTTGGCTATTTCTCAGCGTGATATTTCTCATATTAGCGACAACAATATGTTTATCGTTAAGGATAAAGATACTGGCACATCGCGACTTAAGGTTTAAAGGGGCGGCCCCTCTCCCCCAAAAATGATCTATTTGATATTGTGTAATGGGACATCGCCATGCCGCCCCTCTTCATGCGTGCCGAATCCTATATCAATCGTAAAACACGTGAGCCGGAGTATTCGGCTACAGGGTACTACATATCAGAGAAATATGACGGGCAACGTGCTCAATGGGATCCGGAACATAATCGCTTAATTAGTCGTTTTGGTAATATTATTACATGTCCGGACTGGTTTCTGGCATGCTTCAAGGGCTTAACAGTGCCGATCGATGGGGAGCTGTTTATGGGCTATGGTAACTGGGATTTGACCGGTCTGTTTCGACAACTAAAGCCGGATGAAGACCTATGGAAACGCGTGAAACTAATGTTATTTGATATCGCTGATCCGACCGCCGGGACCTTCCTTAAACGCCGGGAGCAATTAGAGCGCTTGTATAAGGACCGAAACTGGGGAGCGACCGGGTTCATAGAGCTTGTTAACATTAAGCAAATGCAGAATGATAAGGAAATTCAGGAGGTGTTTAAAGCGGTTGTTGCTCGGGGAGGAGAGGGAGTCATGCTAAACAGCCCTTTACATACGTATTGTGATGGTAAGACATCGGCCATTCTGAAATACAAACAGGTGATGGATGAACAATGCATTATCGTTAATTATAAAATGGGTAAGGGACGCCATTATGGCAAACTGGGATCGTTTGTTGTCCATCCAATCGAGAATGGACAACAATTCGCGTCAAGGGAATTTTGCTTATCGGGTATGAATGATCATATACGTGAAACATATTTACAGACACATCCGATTGGCACGATATTGAACTATAGGTGCTCGGAAATGACGAAGGATGGCAAGCCGAAGCATCCGGTCTACCTGGGTCTGGGCAACCTAAGGTGCAGGTGTACCATCCCCCCTCCTATTGGTGGGAAGCCTCAAATAACGCTTAAGGTTAAGGTTAAAGCTAAGCTTTAAAGCTTTAAAGAGCTAGGGGGTTAAGGGGGAACGCTAGGTCCCCCACGCTAGGTCCCCCCCAAAATTGATACGTCATATTAACTCAGACACCATGTCACGACGCACTAAGTATACGATTAAGCTGGGCGCTTACGGTCTTCAAGTCAAAATCGCCCTAACCAAGTCCTACGACGAAAAGACCGGGTTTACCCAATCCTATCCGGATCCAGATGATCCGACCATTAACCGCAGTGTGCGGACGATTAAAGTTCTTACGACCAATAGCGTTCGGCCATCCGACATTAAAGACATCCGCATGGTCGTGCCATGGACGGAGGTGAAACCCTCCTTTACGTACAGAGACGAAGACGGTAAAGAAAAGCTTTTGCCATTGGACCAAGAAGTCATTGGCAAAATCTATTCGGCTTCGGAAAACATGACCAGTCTGGGATTTATCAACAGCTCGGAAATCGCCCCCTGTGACTATGACGGCAGCCACTATTTTGTCACCGTTCAGAAAGATAGCAAGCTCAAAACACCAGACTCTAACGACGTAAAAGCATATTCAACCATATTCTACATTTGCGAAAAGATGAAACAGAGCCTACTCGTGAAATTTGTATCCGGGGAACGCGAACAAGCCGCCGTTATCTACGCTCATAAAGACTGTCTTAGACTTAGTATCCTTTTGCATTCTAACTACCAACGTAAAACACCGTGTATCGAAAAGCAAGAATTGCCCGCTAACATCGATATGCTAGCTCAGAAATTAGTAGGAGCACAGAAACTTAACAGTTTCCCAGAGGAAAAACTAACGGATAAGTATGAAGAACGTTTAACAGAGTACTTGCGGGCCGCTCGTGAAGCCCATAAAAAAACCGGCGGCATGGGCGGAGCCCATAAAATCACTCTTAAACCAATGCCTAAACCAACGGAAACGGATTTTTTTAGCTTGCTTGCCGGGTTGTGAAATTACCAAAGTAAAAGAAATATATTTATAATGTTTGCAATGATAGTAGTGTACATACTTTGGTAATGGTGTATGCAAATATATAAAAACTCGGGTTACTTTGGTAAATTGATCTTTAACTTTGATAACAAAATGGACGGAGCCTACCCTTATAAAACCGACATTTCCAAACTTGCTTTAGTTAAGCTTCTGTTCCCGACAGAAACCACAAAGTCGTTATACAAACGACTAGAGAAGGCTTCTTCCCGTTATGTAATGCATCCGCTACTTACGGTTGCTCCGCGCCGGACCGGTGTCTTTAAGCAAGACGTACTAAAGTTAAATATGTGTAAAATTCCCGCGGTATATAAAACGGAAGATTACGGTGTAACCTGGATCAAGCTCGAAGCATTCGAAATGCTCTTGGACTTGTATATTTAATCAAAACTTAAAAAAATGTAAAATAGTCTTCGCCGCGATGTGCTTCTGCGAAGTCCCTGTTCCGCTGTAAGTCTGCTTGTAACTTGTAGTAATTTCTAATATCACCATTATATAATTCAGCTAATTTCAGGGCCTCCATCATCTGCTTCTCTTGTTGAGGAGTCCTCTTCCTTTGCGTATATGCCAGTTCTGCTGTGAGTCTTTCATTCTCCCTTTGATATTCTTCTTTCCTCCGAGCTTCAATAGTCTTCTTTGCCTTGGGATGTTTACTTATATCCGGGTTAGTGGCATCGGGGTTAAGTGGACAAGTTACCTTTGTGGACCTTGGAGAAGAACATAAGCTGCACGGCATTTATAATTTCTGTAGGAAAAAATTAAAACTTTAAAGCGATTAACGGCATCAACATGGGCACCGCTCCCCAGAATGCCGACCAGAAATAATTAAGATGCCCGTAGTAACCTGTTAAACTTTGAAATAACATTGTTTCGCGGAACAATAAATCCAATACGACACCGTATACCGCCAGGTAAATCCAGTTTACGGGAAAGAACGCTAAGTAAATCACGTAAAAAAGCGTCATCATACCAGCCGCGATGAACAGCGACTCCTCTGTGCCGTGTAACGCAAAGTAAGGCTTTAAGCCCCAACCACTGGGACCGCCTAAGTTAAACTTCTTAGTCAAGATTTGGAGCCCTGCATCTCCAAAAAATCCAGTCAAACAAGCCGAAGCTAAAAGTTTTCCGTCCATTATATTAACTGTTTTATTTTTGCTTTAAGACTTTAAGCCTTAAGACTTTTCCGCATAACCGGGAGGCTCCTCCGGGCCGCCGTCCTCCTTAATCTCCTGCGTGCCCAAGCGCACCTTAGCCCGGTTGGCACGCACACGCAGCACCGTAATACGGTTAACACAACCGTACATCGCCAGAAAGAACAGACCGCCGACCAAGATACCAATCGTACAATAGTACCGGTTCAAGTTGCAGTGACCGAATTGCACATTGAAGTTATCACCGCAGAAATACACCTCAGTAATATTCGAATCCAGATTGCGCAGTCGGGTCGTCCACAGGAATTCAATAAAATTCACAGTATCATGATCCATAAACGGCATCAAACTGCTAAAATTGCATGTCTGCTCAGGACACGGCAGTGCGAGTTGCATAGGTACCTTATCGTGCTGATCAATAGCATACAGATTCAGAGCAATGATTAGCCCAATAGCAAGACCGAGAGCGGTAGAACCCATTTTTAAAGTTTAAAGGTTGCTTCAATTTTTAAGATGCCTATCTATAAATTCCTGAATAAACACACCATTATTAATATGCACATGACCATCACTTAAATCTTTTCTTAAAAAGCCATTGGCATCGACATACTTATCATACACATCAAAATATATATACTCCTTATCCATACAGTAAGATTTTAGTTTCTCGTTAAAATATAACACATATTGTTTCCGTTCGTCGTCTGTACCTAGAAATGGATACTCAGAATTTTCACATGTGTTGTATTTTTGAATAGGTGGAACAACGTTATATACGCAAACATTTTTAAGTTTAACGCCGGTGGCTGCGACGGCTGCGACATTTAAGTCTATTGCTTTAAAATAAGCATCAATGATGTTATCGATAATATATGTATATGTTACCGTATCTGTTATATGTTTGTGTATATGGCAACGACAATCTATTTCACCAAAACAAAAAACAATGGTGTCTCCATCGTGTATATTGAAGTTCTGTATATCGCATCGATCCAGTTTGTCTTTACCCACACTATAACATAACACGGGCCCTAAATGATGTTTTACTATGGACGACCCCCAACCATAATAAGAATGACTATCGCCAACAGTATGGATATTAAACATAGTATATTGTATACCCTTATCCCTTATATTAAAACAGAACGAACGACGACACCAGGACCACGAGTTCCAATAGCACACAAAATAAAAAGAATATTACCGTGCACACGTAACATGCTTCCGCATGTAAAGTAGGCAAGTGACTCATGTTTGGTTTAAATGGATTTAATTTTATCAATTTGGCGAATTTTTTTATAATGGTATGGTATAAATGTCACTTAAATTTTTGCACCTGTTAGCAGTTTTGCTTGTAATCGTCGGCGGCTTAAATTGGGGCCTGGTCGGTGGGTTTAACGTTGATATGGTAAAATGGATTGGCTCAGCGTTGAACTTGCCCATTTTATCAAGAGTTATTTACGGTCTTGTTGCTTTATCCGCGGTTTACCTCGTGTTCCAGCGGGATGTTTACCTGCCGTTTTTAAATGAATCGGTATATCCGTGCTCGACCCTCGTCGACAAAGTGCCCGAGTCAGCGACGATTAGCGTACCGATTCATCTCGCCCCCGGCACCAAGGTGGTTTACTGGGCATCCGAGCCCAGCAAGGCCCAGCCCGTAAGCAACCCCTGGGATGCTTACACCGGCTATGAGAATGCCGGCGTGGCTACGGCCGATGGTAATGGTGTGGCCACCTTAAAGGTCCGGGACCCGGCGTCGTATGTGGTTCCGTCCGGCCGGGTATTATCCCGGCATATTCACTACCGTTACTGCGTTAAACCCGGCATGTTGAGCCGGGTTGAGACCGTCCAGATTTAAAGACACATACCCTCACCCACAAGCAAATAAGGCTAGGGGGTTAAGGGGGAACGCCAGGTCCCCACAGCAAATAAGGCTAGGGGGTTAAGGGGGAACGCCTGGACCCCCTAAATCATGCATTTTGTGGTATCCGGCGATTTAGACAGTTTCTCTTCGTCCTCTGATCCTGGTGGAGTATACGCCAAATAACAGATGTCTGTTTTTGGTACGTTAGTAGTTTTAGTTTTAGCTTTAGTTTTAACTTTAGGAGGATTAGGCGTAGGAGTAGGTTTATCGTCCGGTTGTACCAGAAAACACATGCCCATATCCGGGCCTTTCGCCTCGTCCTCTTTTGCCTTCTCCATCTTAGCCTTCTTTCTTACCATCGTCGTCATCTTCATCTTATGTAAATAGTCCGTTACGTGATCCTTCCATAGTCCGGGGTCATCCAGCAGTTCGACTGTATGGTCATGTATAAGGTAATCCTCTTCCGCGAACCACTTATTACGTTCTCTGCTATGATTTACAAAATTACCCGTATGGTCGACAATGTCAATAATCATCGGATTAATGTCCTTGTGGTATTTTCGCAAAATACGACCCGCCGGTTGCTCAATCTCAACCCCCGGTGGCGTTGACCATACCAATGTATTACGATCGGGGATATCAAGACCCTCCTTCGCAATAATGTCAATACCCAATACAATGTCCGACTTTGCACTTTCCGCCAACAATGCCTTATGCGTCTGCCGATTCATCCCTTGTTTACCGTAATAAAACCCATAACTGATAGGCTGGCCGGTAATCGGATGTTTCAGATTGGCTTCGTCAAGCATTTCTTTCAGGCGATGCAAGTGCTGTTTGCGGCTACTCAACAGTAGGATTCGGCGTCCTTGCCTGCAGAGTTCTGATAGTACGTGGATAATCAAATAGTTTCTCTCGTCCATTTGACTAATCGCGGTTACCATGCCGGACGTGTTTTTGGTGCCACCGGGTAAATGTAAAACGTTGTAACCTTCGTGGTTGGAATGCACCGATAACTTCTTGATGATAATCTGGTTGGAACCGGAGCGCTTTTCACGATGAAACAAGGGCCCCATAAACCGGTAAAATACTTCTGATAAACCGTCCCTCCGATTAGGCGTGGCTGATAAACCCAGAATATATTTGGTCCGGATTTTCATCACGCTCTGACAGAACGTTTCGCTACCAATATGGTGGCACTCGTCGTATACCGTCAGCCCAAACTGATCGAATATCTTCGATGGATAGTTTTTCAAACAGATACTGTGTAACATCGCGACGACAAAATCTCGTCCGTCGGTCTCAATTCGGTCACGCTGAATAAAACCCACTTTAGCCCCGGGCGCAAATCCATGAATCGCCTCAGCCCATTGATCCATCAAACACTCCGTCGGTACAATAATGAGAGTTTTAAGACCCAACTGACAAGCCGTTTTAATAGCACAGAACGTTTTGCCGTAACCACAAGGCAGGGAAAGCACACCGCCGTCTCCCAACTGTTTACCAGGCGAAAAAATCTCGTTCAGCTTTTTAAAAGCCTCTATTTGGTGCGGCATGGCATCGAACGTACATTTGGCGTTGACGGACATGGGCTGGCCCTCGGCTAAGGCAACGTATTCAGGCTCGCCAAAATTCTCAATGCCCCAAAAACGCGGCACGTAATAAAAATCCTTGTCACGGTAATAGATGCGGTAACTCTTGGGTTTAACGGGACAATAAGCGGCTAATACTACAGGGGTAACGGTCAACTCTTTACGGATTTTATCGATATCGGTTGAAGTTAATTCCGATTCTTTCAGCGCGTAGCCATATCTTCCTAAACATTTATGATACATTTGTGTTTTTGTGTATATTTAAGCGTTCAATTTACGGCCGAGTTGTCTTAAAGCATTTATATGTTTAAACAGACAGTTTTTACGATTGATCCATCGGGCTGTACCGATGCCGATGATGGATTTTCTATATGGCGGGATAAAGATACCACGCATCTTATGATACATATTGCCGATCCTACCGAATTTATGGATGATGATTTATTTGCTCTTATTTTACAGCGCGCACAAACCACCTATCCATTCGGTCAACCTCCCATTCATCTGTTTCCCGAAGATATTTTACGCAAGGCTTCCCTTATCGACGGACAGAAGAACGCCATAAGCGTTCATGCGACCTTTAACGCCGATTTACAGTTACATAACGCATGTATTGAATATTTAAAAATAGACTGCCGTAATGAAAACCGTTTTACCTACGAACAAGCCGCCGAAGCAGCAAACGTAATGGAATTTGAACTAGGGCTTTCTTTGGCTAGAAGCTTAAAAGATGCCAGACAACATGTAAATATTCCAACGCTAGTCATTCCTTACATGGAAAACGGGGTTATCATTATGAAACCCGATGAACCCCGCGTTAAAGCCATGAAAGAGATGATAGCGGAATTTGCTATACTGGCAAACTCCGTATTCGCGAAAGGATTATCCGATCGCAATCTATTTCTGCGATCGGTTAAAATCGACAAGGACCTTGCAACGAACGGTGAAATGTCACTACAAATACTCGTTGAAAATTCCATTACGGCTAATTATACAGTTGATAAATTAACACACGATATTGTAACCGGTGATCTGTATACGCATGCCACCTCCCCTCTACGGAGGGCATCGGATTGTATTGTACATATGTTATTGAAAGATCAAAGTCAAATGCAAAGCCAAAGCCGAATCGGGTTTACTCCAACGCTTTTAAAGCAATGGGCAGCACATTTAACGGTAAAATCTCGTGAGTTTAAGCAAGAGCAATTCAAGGGGATTAAAACCGCTACGCTTAAATGGATACAGGCGCATGTACCGGTGGATATTACGGTTGTGATCGTGTCGTATAAAAAAGGCTTCTTAAACATGCTAATAACGGAAGTTAATGGGATGAATGTTAATATTAGTTATACATTAAGGGGGACCTGCGCTCCCCCTCAACCCCCTGGCTCTTTAAATTTAACATTAACCAAAGTCATATTACATGGAGGGAAATATGACGAAGGTACCTTACCGGAATTAGATGAAAAGATGAAAAGTCTACCGTAAAAGAGCATAGTATACCAGAT